CGGTAGCTCCGTAAGCATCTACTACGGCGATTTCGTTCGCGTTATCCGTGGTAATGCAATGCGTCTGGGCATCACAACTGACGGTACTGCACAAGGTATGGTCGGTGTGTTCCTCGGTTGCCGCTACACCAACCCGTTGACAAAACAGTTGACATTCAGCCAATACTGGCCCGGCGGTACGCTGTCTGGTGACGCTGTTGCAATCATTTGTGACGATCCTGACACTGTGTTCAAAGCAGTCGTTTGCTCATCTGGCTCTACAGTTGCTTCCGGCAGCTACGCCATGATTGGCCAAAACTACGGCGTGTTGGACAACACAGGTAGCGCAACCACAGGTGACTCAGCCGTTGCTTTGGCTTACTCAGCAACTTTGACTACAAACACATTCCCATGTCGCGTAGTTGGCGTTGTGCCTGACACAGCTTCTTCTGTGTCTGCAACAGGTAGCTCTTCAAGCACCACCATTACCCTCACAGGTTCTGGTTTGCCAAGCGCTATTGTGCAAGGTACTGATGTTTCTTATGTAGCTTCCAACGGCCAAATCGTCCGTACAGGCTCATTCGTGACTACAGCCTACGCTGCTGGCACAACCTCTATTGCTATTAACGTGGCAACTTCGTCCTTGGGTAATACTGCAACAGTTATTCCTTCAAGTTCAACAATCGTCTTTACTCAGATTCCAGAGATGCTCGTCAAGATCAACTTTGGTAACCATGAGTACTACACTGCCACCGCAGTCTAAGGAGTAACTTAAATGGCTATTTCACGCGCACAACTATTGAAGGAACTCCTCCCCGGACTGAACGCATTGTTTGGTATGGAGTACGCACGTTACGGCGAAGAGCACAAAGAGATCTACGAAACAGAGACCTCTGAGCGTTCATTCGAGGAAGAAACCAAGCTGTCTGGCTTCTCAGCCGCACCAGTCAAAAACGAAGGTTCTGCCATCGCTTACGACAACGCGCAAGAAGCATGGACAACCCGCTACAACCACGAAACCATTGCTTTGGGTTTCTCAATCACTGAAGAAGCGATTGAAGATAACTTGTACGACAGCTTGTCTGCTCGCTACACCAAAGGTTTGGCTCGTGCTATGGCATACACCAAGCAAATCAAAGCTGCTGCAACTTTGAACAACGGCTTCTCTGCCCAATACGTTGGCGGCGATGGCGTTCCTTTGTTCAGCGCTAGCCACCCCTTGGTTAACGGTGGTGTCAACGGTAACACTCCATCTACTCAAGCCGATTTGAACGAGACTTCCTTGGAAGCCGCCGTTATCGCAATCGCTGCTTGGACAGATGAGCGTGGCTTGTTGATCGCTGCTAAGCCTAAGAAGCTGGTTATTCCTCCTGCATTGCAGTTCGTTGCTACCCGCCTGCTCGAAACCGAGTTGCGTGTTGGTACAAACAACAACGACATCAATGCGATCAAGAATAACGGCGCAATCCCTGATGGTTACACCATCAACCACTATCTGACGGACACCAACGCTTGGTTCCTGACGACAGACGTGCCTAACGGTCTGAAGCATTTCGTTCGTACTCCGCTGCAAAACAGCATGGACGGCGATTTCGATACCGGCAACGTGCGTTACAAAGCCCGTGAGCGTTACAGCTTCGGCTGGTCTGATCCACTGGGAATCTACGGTTCCTCTGGTTCATTCTGATAAAAGGGGGCCTTGTGCCCCTTTTTTATTTGGTGTATATTGCACACATCTGGGTGATTACTCTTACCGACTGCCCCAGCAGACAATGCAATGACGGTGAGAGGACTTTTGCATAAGGAGTTCCAACATGGGACGTAGTACATTTGAAGGCCCAGTCTTAGCTGGCGACAACCGTTTTGGCCCACTCCGTAACGTTGGTTACATGATGATGGCCCAACATGTCGATATTGATTTATCGAACACGACATCTGGCACGTCTACTTACAGCGGTGGTTCAGGCGTTTTTGCTTTTGGCAACGGTATTCCTAACGTTGCTGGCACTGTTTACACGCCCGGCACAACTTTCCCTGCCGCAGTGCAAACAATCCCCGCAGATACAGCAACAAACATTTATCGCGGCGTGGTTATGTATTTACCCACTGGCTGCGATTTTGATGGCGTTAATATTGATTGCCAAGCGGTTGTAGCCGTAGCTGGCGGATCAGCATCCTTGTCGTCTGTTACTGCGTATGTGTCCAATAACTACACCGCAGCAGCCGGAACAGCTACCTACTTCAACACAGGCGCTATCAGTGCTGTTGGCCGTCAAGCTCTGTCTACATTCACTGCTACGCAGATTGGCAACCAGACAAACACTTCTACCGACATTATTCAGGGTAGCGGTCAGCCAAATCTGTCTCAGGTTGTGTTTACTTTGGCTATTGTTGGTACTAGCTTGGATACAAGAACCTCCTTGACCGGTAAGTTTTCGTTCTTTGCCAGATACCTGATAAACGACAACAACATTGGTACACCAACTACCTATCCGTACGGCAACCTCGACTGATAGCATGACAGGGGCTTCGGCCCCTTTCTTTGATTTTTAAGGAGTACCGTATGTCAGGTGGATGGACTGTAGTTGACGCGAACACGAATAAATCGCAACCTATTACGGGTAAAAGTGACTCAGGCGCAGTGTCGCCCTATTTCACACCCGCGCCGGGCGCACAAGACCCGGTAGGAAAGATGCGGATGTCAACTCCGCAATCAATGATTGATACTGACTTTGAGTATGGCCAACAGCCTACCAAGTGGGAATCTATCGCTTTACAAAACAATCGCCCAAGCTGCTACTACATTTCTCAGCAGCCTGTAGCCGTAACAGCTATCACTGGAACAGCGACCGCAGACCAAATCACAATCACATTCACCGGCACGATTGCCAGTGGTGTTCCTATTTACATTCAGAACTCTACCAACGCAACCATCAATGGCTGGGGCTGGGTAGTTACTGGCGGCTCAAACACTACCATCACCGTATTGTTGGCCCCCGGTTCATCTACAACTGTTAACGCCGCCGCTTACTACAACGCAGCCTTGACTTACGTCTATGTTGGATACTTCTACTCTGGTAGCGGTATTCAAGTTGCCGCAGGCACTTCATCTGTTGTTGTTACCAGCGCAACAGTGATTACTGTAACTACGGTAAATCCACACGGCTTGAGCAGAGGTAGCTTTGCTTACATCGTAGGCACAACCGGCGGCACAAACGTCAACGGTGCATACATTGTTGCAACCACACCGACAGCCAACACATTTACCGTGACTGCGGCATCTGCCTCTGGCACGGTGACAACGGCGGCTGGTCAGACAAACGTTTATGCTCGTCCGGCAGGTTATGTTGAGTCCCGTACATTTGACGGCGGCGTGGCGTTCTCTGCTTCAGCCAACGTGCCAAACAGCCAATTGATCCGTCAGACACGCAGATACTTCCGCTACCAGTCTGGTAAAGGTATCCAGTTTTCGACCGGTACATCTTTGTGTCCTCCACTGTTTGTGACAAGCGTTACTGCTTCAACAACTACAGCAACAGTAACAACTCGCTTTGCTCATAACTTGGCTGTTGGCTGCACAATCGCTGTAACTGGATGCGATCAGGGTCAGTACAACGGCACATTCACTGTTGCCACAGTACCCACACCGACAACATTCACGTACACAATGGGCAGTGCGCCCACCGTGTCTCCAGCAACCGGCCTGTTGATAAAAGTCAGTCCAACCAATTGGTATGGTTCAACCAACCGTATTGGTTTCTTTGACCAGCAAAACGGCTTGTTCTTTGAGTACGATGGTCAGGCTCTGTACGCCGTCTGGCGTAACAGTATCAACCAGTTAAACGGTACAGTTGCTACAACCCAAGGCACTACCGCTATTACCGGCACAGGTACACAGTTCAGCACGCAATTGAAGCCGGGTGACTTTATTGTCATTCGCGGTCAAACATATCGTGTAAACACAATTGCCAGCGATACGTCTTTGTATCTGACAAACGAGTACAAGGGAACAACAATCTCTGGCGCTTTGATGTCCAAGACAGTTGAACTCAGAGTCCCTCGCTCACAGTGGCTTGATCCATTGGATGGCACAGGCCCATCAGGTTACATACTTGACTTGACCAAGATGCAGATGTGGTACATCGACTACTCTTGGTACGGTGCTGGTTTCTCACGTTTTGGTTTGCGTACAAGCAAAGGTCAGATCACATACGTGTTCCAGATCACCAACAACAACCAGCGTTTCGAGGCGTACATGCGCTCAGGAAACATGGCTGCTCACTACGAGTCAAACGGCGTTACCCCCGTGACGTATCTGACAGCCACATTGGACTCAGCCACAACCACTGGCGGCACAATCAATGTGAGTGATACCACTGGCTTTGCCCCGTCGGGTACAGTGAAAATTCAAGCCGCAACACAGACTGGCGTGGCTGAGTACATCAGCTACTCTGCCAAAACTGCAACTACATTGACCATTACTGCCCGTGCGCAGACCGGTGGTCAAGCATCTGCTCAGACATTCACCTACAGCGCAACAGCGCCAATCGCAGTTGAATACGCTTCTCCTGATACCGCAGCATCCCTGTCGCACTGGGGTTCTTCAGTAATCATGGACGGCAGATTCGATGACGACAAGTCATTGATTTTCAACTACGGCACAACCACAGCCATTACAACCACCACAACCACACCTATTGTGATTATGGCAATTCGTTTGGCTCCTGCGGTAGATAACGGTACAACCGGCTTATTGGGTGCAAAAGAGATCATCAACCGCGCACAGTTGCAGTTGACTGAATTGGGTTTGTACACAACCGGCACAGGCTACCTTATCAATTTGGTGTTGAACGGCTACGCCTCTGGCGCTATGTCTGGCTCATTTGTGACTCCAGCGGTTGGCACAACCTACACATCTTCATTTGCTCAGATTGCGATTAACACCAATGCGGTGAACGTGACTGGCGGTGAGTCTGTAGCGGCTGCGTACACCAACACATCAGGCCAAACTACTTTGGATCTGACAGGTGTTCGTGATTTGGGTAACTCAATCTTGGGCGGCGGAACTTCAGCAACAGTTCCAACATCCTTGGCTGGTGTTTATCCTGATGGCCCGGATATCTTGTATGTTGTGGCGACACCTCTGACATCCACATCCTCAACTATTCTTGCTCGTTTGAGCTGGAAAGAAGCACAGGCTTGATGTATGGCGACTCCAGCATGGCAAAGAGCGGAAGGGAAGAATCCCAACGGCGGCTTGAACGCCAAGGGGCGAGCCTCTGCAAAAAAGCAGGGGATGAACTTGAAGCCACCACAGCCGGAAGGCGGGAGTCGGCGAGACTCTTTCTGCGCCCGCATGAAAGGGATGAAGTCGAAGCTTACGAGCGCCAAGACCGCAAGCGATCCGGATTCGAGGATTAACAAATCCTTGAGGGCATGGAACTGTGCCGATGGCGGCTACGTAACCCAAGCTGATGGCTGCGCTACCAAAGGCAAAACGAAAGGCAGGTTTGTATGACTGAGCACACAGATAACGTAAAAAATGTACTAGATGTCGTAGCAGTGTTTACTACGCTTGGCACATTTTTAAACTTGCTTACACCTGTATTTGGTTTAATTGGCGCGGTAGTGGGCGTGATGCGCATTTACGAAATGGCCACAGGCAAAGAATTTTTCACGTTGTTCCGTAAAAAGAAAGACGACGATGCCAGCGACAAGTCTTAAACAAAAGAAATTCATGGATGCTGCGGCGCACAACCCAGCATTTGCGAAGCAGGCGGGCGTCCCGCAAAAGGTGGCAAAAGACTTCAGCAGCGCCAGCAAGGGCATGAAGTTTGGTAGCGGGGCAAAGACCCGCGCAGATTCGCAGAAGGTCAACAATCCTAAAACCAATCAAGGTAAGCAGGAACTTTTCAAAAGGGGTGGGGAAATGAAAGAATCAAAAGCAATGGTCAAAAAAGAAGTCAGCTTTATGAAAGCCAAAGGCGCTCCCAAGTCTATGGTCAAGCATGAAATGAAAGAAGCTGGCATGAAGAAAATGGCAAATGGTGGCATCACCAAAGCCAAGATGGGTTCTGTGAAAACAGCCGCCCCAAGCCGTGACGGTCTTGCTTCCAAGGGCAAAACCAAAGGCGCAATGGTCAAGATGTCTGGCTCTAAGCCATTGGGCATGAACAAGGGCGGCAAAGCCTACTGCTAAAAGGAGCCGATCATGGCAAAAAACGTTGGAAGATTGGCTGGTCTTGCTGCGCTTGCGGGCGCAGCTTACATGATGTCCAAGGGTAAGGATAAAGACAAGGGTAAAGTCAGCGAAGATGCGGGCGATCAAAAAACCAGCTCTTATACCGGGAACACCAAAAAAGTCGAAGCAGCGGGTGTTGATGAAGCAGAAATGAAACGTGAGACGCAACGCGGCCCAATTGGGCAGTTTCCGTCTAAAGCAAAAACCACGTCTGTATCCAAGCCGTCAATCAAAGGAGGCGATCTTCCAAAAGCAGATTCTCCAAAAGCAGATTTGCGCGATGCCGAAGCTGGTAAAAGCCGTGGCTCAAGAGCATCCAGTAGCACAACTTCCTCTTCTAAGGAAGGCATGGAAAATTACGTATCCCGCGCAGGCTCTCTTGCTGGGGCTGGAAGGGGTTCCGTAAATCCGCCGTCCGTTACGCCTCAACAACCAGCGCGTTAGTCCAAACCGCTGACACCAGCGGCATACTACAATTCCAAACTGCCAGCACAACGGCGATGACCATTGACGCAAGTCAGGACGTCACCTTTGCTGGTGGTGTTACTTACAGCGGCGCATCATCATTCGGTTCACTAACCGTAACTGGCAACACAAACCTTGCCACTACAAGCGGTAACGTAGGTATTGGTACAGCTAGTCCTACTACGACAAGCAATTACACCGTTGCTCAAATAAATGGAACCAATGGCGGGTTTTTAAAACTCAGC